TAAACGCATTACCCGACAGCCCTAAACCCCACAGCATGCGCTCATGCTCAGGCCGATACTCTGTCATCACATCGGTGAGTTGGTAGTTCATGTCATCTTGAACACGAACTGCAGCGTCTCGTTTCTCTGGAGTCTCTTTACCAATGATCTGTGTTCTCACCGGCCCCTTGGCAGGGAACGTCTCCATCATGGTCTCGGCTTGGAACTTCACAAGTGCCTCAGATAAGAGCGGGTGATATACACCACAAGCCCCCGGCCAGGGTTCGGTTCTGTCCTCGACTTTCATTCCTAAGAGTTCTAAGCCATCGACATAAGTCTGTATCCAGTCTTTGCGGCTGCTGATGTCGTCTTCAAACTCACCCAACAGGTCACCACATAACTCGGTCAGTTCCCCTTCGTCCATCTCTTCAGCGAGGTTGGCGTTAAAGTCATCACCATCTTCATCCGGCTCAATTTCAATCTCCATCCCACCAGCCTTAATGCTGACAGACTCAGGGTCTTCAATCTCAATCTCCAACGCAGGCTCCATCATTGCCAGGTCTTCGTCTTGTAGACCCATTGGAGCTTGGTTAAGTGCCTTGTCAATTGCCATAATTTATCCTTAATAATATGCAACAGGCCGTCTATAGTACTTTTGTTCTTCAGGTTCATCAGTTGGCAATCGTATAAACCCGCCTTGTCTAAACCTTAGTAACGCCTGTGTAGTGGAGTCCACCAAGTCATCATTGGACCCTGAAGGGAAATCATTACATTCTTCAACCACATCCTTAGCCCAGCGTTTGTCTGGAGCCCAGACAATCCCTGAACTAAATAAATCAGAGACTGCATTTACCCGAGCTATCTTGTCTTGTCCTTTACTCGGAGTGAATTCTGAAACAGGTATGCCCATCCTTCGTAGTTCTTGATATAAGGCGGCTCCATTGGACTTCTTCTCCACGATAAAAGCGTCAGGATCCCACTCGCGGTACTCCTCAAACACTAATGACTTAAGTTCTGGGAACTCCAGACGCTTCTTGATGCTATTGAGCAAGATGATGTTGTAGTTGTTAGTTTCTTCATTGAACCACACCCCCCACGTTGTCAACGCGTTGTAGTCCGCCCGGGTGTTAGCCTCTTGTGCTGCATCCAGACTCATGATAGTAAATTCACAATTAGGCGGATCATCTTTCTCCCAGATTTTCCACCACTCACGTTTAATTAATGCGCCTTCTTCAGCAGTGGGGTTCTGCATATACTGAGCTTGCCAATACCGTGGGTCCATACTGACCCGTTTAGCTTCTAATTCTTCGACCGGCCAGAAGTCCGGCCAAAGCGCCTTGCCTGACGGCAAGATCGCAGGAAACTCTACAATCTCCCACTGATCAGCATCTTCATTCTGAGTCATGTGGTTGACAATCTGACCCGTAAGATCAAGTTTTGACCACCGTGTCATCACTACGATGATCGCACCGCCCGGCATCAAACGCTGGATTGGTCCTGACTGGAACCATTCCCACGCTGGCAAGAACACTTCAGGCCGCATCTGTTTAGCCTCTTGCTCAGAGTGAGGATCATCAATGATAAACAGATCGGCACCACGACCAGCCAAAGCGCCGCCGACACCAATAGCAAAATACTCGCCTTTAAAGTTTGTGCCCCAGCGCGACGCACTCTTTGAGTCCTGCTGGAGCTCAATCTGTGGAAAGATACTCTTGTATTTGTCGTCAGCCACAAGGTTTCGCACCCTACGGCCAAAGTCCACCGCCAAATCTGCGGTATGTGAGGCCATAATGACCTTCTTATGGGGGTACTTGCCCAAAAACCATGCTGGTGCAAGATATGAAATAAGCTCAGATTTGCCATGTCGGGGGGCAATATTGACGATGACGCGCTTTTTCTTGCCTGCGGCGATGTCTTCAAAGATAGTTGCCAGTCTTTTATGGTGTGGACCAACTTTGTACCCCGGATATACGTGATCTGCAAAGGCTAAAAGGGTGTCTTGCCCTACTTTTTTGATTTGTTCGGCCTCAAATACCTCGATTTCTTCAAGTGTGCGCAATTTCTCCTCAGAAGAGAGGAGATGCAGGTGCTTTTTTAGAAACTCAATGCGTTCTAGTGTCAGCATTTATAGTCTTTACGTCAATTGCACCCCGTTTTAATCCTATTTGAGCTAACTTTTCCAGTTTATTGAGCTTTTCAAGCAAGGATTTCTCGACTTCTTCAACAGATTTTTGCTGAAAAGTCACTTCTGAGCGTTTCTTGAAGGCATCAACGCCATCAACTTCCCCCAGAGCTTTGATCGCGGGGAGCGCATATTTGGGATCAGGGTTGGCAGATTGTTCTACCAGCTTATTTATGACGTAAAGTTTGTAGTCTGCTAAGTCGTTAACTAGCATTTGATCGTATGTGGACACCATTCCTGCCAAATACGCCAGAATTTCGTTACGGTAATTGCTAAAGTCGATGTTCTCTTTGTGCTTTAACATCTTCTCAGCCAATTCCCTAGCCACATTCTTGTCAGTTTCGTCGGGTTCAATCGACTTGCCTTGCAAATCAAAAATTAACTTGATTGTACGGGCGCGTACCTCAAGCTCTTCTTGCTGTGACATCGACGGCAACGCCTCCGCAGCGGTGGCCGGAAGCGCAATGTCTTTTTCAATGTCTAACATATAGGTTGACATGCGCGGTTTTTACCACAAAAAAAGCCCCCTGAACAGGAGGGGGCTAAAAGAGGAGACATCCATGTCTGAGGGTAGGGTGTACAACAACCGAATCCCACCTTTACAAGAAACCCAATTGTTCCTACCCCCACAAGCATTTAATGGCATGGAACCAGAAAAGACAAGGGGGGTATTTTCCCAAACGTGCGTATCTATATAGATGTCAATGTTTTGACGGGGTGGGGGGTGTTTATTTTAAAAACTGTACAAAGTTTGGCTCAACCATGCGGGTTTGCAGCCGAAAATAAGTAAAAACGGCAATAAGTCGACGCAAAGGGGGTACCTACAAAACCTACAAAAGTAACTGTGGAACGCAAAAACGTGGCGTGATTTGTGCGGATTATGGGGTATGGGGTATGGCGGGACTCCTAATGCCAATTGGGGGGTCGGGGGTCGAATAGGCGAAGGCGTGAAAACATTGACCCATCCCCTAGACAATTGTAAATACATAGACATGGCGGTATGTTCCGCTGTCACTAGGAGTCCAGAGATGGAATATCTAGGTAACCTTAGCATTACCTTGTTTTTGATTAACCCGACCGAAGCAGGACAGGATCCCGACAATGTGTTTACCCGTCGGATGCGTCGCGTAACTATCCTGCGCAGATGGCAGATACCACGCGAAGAGGCCCGAAAGATTGCGGCCGAGTTCCTCGCTGAGAATCGTCTAAACAACTCTGACTACTACCAGACGCAAGTAGTCTGGACAGTAACAGAGTATCTGTAATCAACGGGGGCTTCGGCCCCCATTTTTAGGAGAGCATCATGCAACAACTAGAGTTATTCCCTAATGATATCGTGCGCTTCGCTACTGAGTTATCTCATGCAGAGTTGCAAGCACTTAGAGATCGTAGTTATTTTGATTACGGCAGAATCTGCAGTATACGCAGGGCTTTTGAACACCATCGTAGTCAAGTTAAAAACGCAGATAAGAAATTAGATATCGAAATCATTAACATAATTGGAGGCCGTTATGTATAGAACGCTTAATGTCTTTGATATAAAAACCACTATCGAGTGTTGGGGAATCTGGTACACATTATGGCTTCATGGATTCAGCATACACACATTGTGGACAATCTTTGTTGCGACGCGCATGACTCGGCGCGACAGAAAGCAGTTTGCCACATTTTAACCAAGGGGGCTTCGGCCCCCTTTTTTTGTGCCCTTACGTTTTGATACCAGTTATTTGTCCGTGCGCGCCTTGTGTGCGCGTAGAGGGTCGCGGCTGAATAGCGGTTAACGAAGGCGTGAAAAGCTATACAATCCAAAGTACATAGGGTATATATAAGGTATCGAATCACTCGATTCGATTCGGCTAGGCGATTCCTAGTATCACTTGGAGGTTTACCAAATGGCAAAAAATGCCAAACAAGTGCAGAGTGAAGGCGTGGAGAGCATCGCCTCACTCGAAGATGCGGGGTTCCAGCAATGCCGCACTGATGCTCGTTTTAGTGACATAACAGACTATGTAATGTCACAAATCCCGACCCTTGGCGATCCGACTCTGAATAGGTCAGAGCAGATGCGCAAAGAAGACCGTGACAGTCTTAAGGTCGGGTATGTCAACTACTACAACGAAAAGGTTAAACCTGCTCGTTACTTTGTAGTTGCTGACAGTAATTTTGTCGAGAAGTCGGAGACGGAATGGAATGATCACCAAGGCGAGAAAAGACGCCTTGATGTCCATGTCGCCTTCGGAATCGACCAAGCAGGTCTTACATACCTTCGAGAAAACGAGAAGGTTTGGTACGGTCTAGTCCAAGACCTTAAGACTGACTTCAATGCCTTTGCATCAAACAAGATCGGAGAATTGATCTCGAAGGCAAAGAAGATTTGGGCCAAACGCGCCGGTATCAAACGCGACCGGTCGCTGACCAAGGTCTTCGAAGTCAGGGAAAAAGATGTGCTTGACGATCTACTGGACAAGTGCATCAGTGCAGACAGTCGGGGTAATGACCCGACAGCCGATGTCGCTCGCACCAAGCGACGCATCGCGGCTTACTTCGCAACGGCTTAACGCCTAGCGACTTGACCCGACCGGTTCACGCCGGTCGGGTTTTTTTACGCCCTTTGATACC